TTTGTTAGTAACATGAGATTCAAGTCTTACACCATACATACCAAGCCATTGCCGCAAGTCATCATCTAATGAGTATGCCTTCTGGTGGGCGTTGATTTCTACTCTAAATTCTTGTGGCTTGTATTTGAGTACAAGTTCTTCTATCGTACTTCTAATCTTCTGGGGGTTAGGTTCACCCATGTTAATACAATCTAGAACATATATCCTAGAATCTATTCTGTTATAAGTAATTACTACGAAGGCTGCATGAGCCTTATCTCCCATTGCTGGGTCAAATCCAATAATTGTGTAACCCTCTACCGCAGTCGGATGTCCCACTCCGCCTTGGCGCAATGGACCTTTTCTGCGTTGACCGTTGGTACTACCTTGCACCAAAGCGGGTGGGAAGATGGAATCTTCTTCGACATCCTCCTGCTGATATACCAAGGCCCATGTTGATGGTGTTACCTCACTACGTCTTCTCTTTAATGCTAAGCCATCCCATTTCGGGAAGAGTCCTTCTTCGTCAGGAACTTCAGAATCCCCATCCCACGGAAGGTCCGATTTAGGCCAGAGTGTCTTCCAGTCTTTAGGGTCTTCCGAATACTCCAGAACAGCAGGCATGCCCATATAAGTAAAAGGGCTTTTACCCCCAGACCAATGCTTGGCTTCTCTGAGTTCTTTGTAGAAGTCTTGTGCTGCAATTCGTGTCCCTACGATTAGTAACTTACCGTTCTTACCCAGACGGGTAATAACTTCTTTTTGTAACCAGTTGATTTGCTTTTCCCATTCATGGGCGTTGGCTGTAGTTATACAGTCATCAAGAATGATGAGGTCAGCACGTGCTCCATAAATTTGCCCACCCATACCAAGTGCTTGGATGGTGGGGTCCTTCTCACTAGAATTTCGGGCATCGCTCCCAAGGTAAACGGTGTCAACTCGCCAAGTGTCTGAATCTTCTTTCCAACCACCTTCAGGGCCAAAAGTTGTTTGCAACTTTAACCAGCGTGGATGGGAGAGTCTCTGCTTGATAGCGTACACGAACTCACGTGCTTTGACCAGCGTTTTAGAAACCACAATAATGCGGACATTAGGATTGAGAGCGATACGGTATGTGGAGTAGTTTACGGTGACTACCGTACTCTTGGCGTGCTCAGGTGGCACGTTAACCAATAGACGGGCTGGGTCACCCTTTTCGTAAACCATACTAGGGTGTAGCCATGAAGGCTCTCTATCCTCTAGTAAGTCAATCCAATCTTTGTGGTGTGGAAATAATCTTTGATTTAAGAATATCTCAGAAAATCTTGGGAAATCTATTTCCTCTTTTGGGATACCCAACGAGGCAAGGGAAGCATCCTTTGCGGTGGCTTTAGCCTCCGTTAGGTCTGCTGCAAACTTTTTATCCCTGAGCATCCATATTCTTACAGTGTCAGGTTTTTTGCCACACATCTCCATGGCTTTATGAACAGAGTGGCCTTCGGCCACCAAGGCTAGAACTTTAGCCTTTGCTCCTGCCATAGCAATAGTTTTGGGGTTAGTACCCCCCTTTTCAAAACTCATAGTCCTGTCCCGTTTTCATTAGTTGTAACAGTTCTTAAGTACAGTCTGTAACGCAAGTCCCCCAAGGACTTGCTACTGTTAAAAACAGAAACAGTCTCTATACTGTTTAATCCGTTCAACAGCCTAAAACGAACACTTTTATTTAAAGTATTTTTTTATTAGCCCAAAAATCAGTACAAAATAGGACAAAAGGATACTGGTATAGGGGATATACTTTGTACGGGAAAATCTTTTGTGCTGATACTATACTGTCTAACAGACGCTATTAAACAGTCTGGGGTCATAAATGACCCACTAACTGTTTAACAGACTGCTCTGTCGTCCTGTACAGATGGACTCCTGGCAGATTACTGCCTTCGGCGCCTTTAAAAAGATTCTGGGCGCCTCAGGATAAAAGAAAAATCTCAAGCACTACCAACTGAGTTGTGCTTGCTCCAAGACTTAGCACGCCTCATTGCCCAAGCATAAAATGCTTATAGCAATTCGGCTCTGCGTCTAGGAGTATTGGTGTTCGCTCCATGCGTTACGGTGCACAGCCCCTCCACGCAATACGCTCACCTAACACCACACACAGTCGGACGCAGGCCACGGCCTCACTGGCTATCGCCAGACATTGTTCGGCCTACGCTCCCAGCCTACCTCGCTCTGGCTCGGCTTAACGGCTGCTCGCAAGCCTGCTTAACCTTACACCGCATTGTCAAATCGCCTTACGGCGATTGTCGCCCATGCTTGTCTGGCTTTTCGCCAGACTGGGCAAGAGTGACAATGGGATGTCGCGGTTTACCGACAGCGTGTGCTGTTGAAATATATAAGCAAAGGAGATACAGATGAATAATGAAATCATAGTTCAAAACCAACTTACCCTAATGAACGAATGTTTCAATTGTTTACAACTGAATGAGTTATGCCCTGACTGCCTCGATGCCAAAGAGGCACGAGACGCAGTCATTGCCCACAAACTGGTTGATGATGAGATATACGACCACGCAATGGCAAAAATCCAAGATGAGCCTTCGGCTCATGACTGGATTTCCAGTGAGACAGTAGTTCGAGAGGAAAAACCTACACTCTCGAATTGGGATAGAACTCAAGGTGAACCTATCTACACCATGAGGACGGAGTTCTTCGAACAGTCCTCATGGCTAATAGATAGAATCTTCGACCTTGATGAATCTATGGAAGTAACTAAGCATGAGTGTATATGCTCAGTATGCCACTACACAATCAACAAACACGCAGTTTGTCCTAACTGTAACTAACTAACCAAGGCGGTTCCCCTACACGATGTGATAGGGGAAACCGCCCCAATCAGAACAGGAGATACAAAATGAATACATTCACATACACAGAGTCAATCCTGAAAGGTGTACGCGATTACGATTCAGTAATCAAGGGCACGGTGGTTGACCGTAAAGAGGAAATTCTACCAGATGGTAGCGTTAAATCTAAGTTCGTAGCATCTCGTCAGGTTACTATTACTGACCCAATTTTGGTAGCATTTGCTCGCCAAAATTTCAACAACACAGACGAATACAAAGTCACTATCACTGGCTATGAGACCAGCACATTCTCTGAAAAAAATCAGAAGTGGTACGATAACAAAATCGTTACTGATATAGCACTAGTATAACCAAACAGGTGGGGTGGGGGCTTCGGCTCTCACTCCACCTTGTTTTTTTTCTAAGCCGCAGGTAACATATACGGAAAACAATGAATCGACTAAGGAGATAGTATGTATTTAGATACAGGTACAATGATAGGTATTATGATAGCCCTAACTGCCAGCATGCTTGCATTGGGCTATTCAATCTATATAATTAGGCTGCAAGACCAGCACATTGAACGCTTAACTAGGAATAACTACAACAGAACAAGGAGAGAAGTCAATGCGTAGCCGAGAGGAACTGCTCAAGATTAAAGAAGCCTTCGCATATGCCATGATGGATATGTTAGATGTATATGATGAACTGCTAGCCACAGGTAGAGTATATGTAGCAGATGAGCCAACCGTTAATGACCTCGCCAAAAATCAGGAGGAATCCAATGCTTGATGAGGATACCCCACAATGGGAGCACACCGTGTGGATTATGGCCAAAGTTAGGCGCCGAACTACACATATAAATGTAGACAACGCAGGCCACGAAGCACTTGAAGACCCAAGCGAATGGCATGTGTTAGAGTTTGATACAGGTATCAAGCATAGCCAAGAGATTGTAAGGGTGAGATGATTGAACAAATCTTTGCGAGTTCATACCTTACGCCAGCACAAACCTGGACATTTTTCATACTCTTTGGCTATATCACATGGAGGATTATTAGATGAAGAGATTATTAGCAGGGTATTTAAGTTGGCTACTAGCATTCTTGTCAACACCATTCTTGCCGAGTCCCGCAATGGCAGCAGCAGTAGCAACACAATTGGAAGCCAACTGCGTAGACACATCTATCTGGACACCACGAATGGCCAAGGCATACGCCCAGTCGCTAATGAAATGGGAGTACCCACATTGGAACAGGTCTGAGTGGCGTGCACTAGCAAAACTTTGGGGTAAAGAATCTGGCTGGAGACATGAAGCGGCCAACCCTAAGTCAAGTGCATATGGCATAGCCCAGATGTTAAAGACTAAACCTGGAACCCCAGCCCCGAAGCAGATTGCTCGGGGGCTGGTGTATATAGAGCACCGCTACGACAAACCATCCAAGGCATGGGCACATTGGCGTGCCAAAGGATGGTACTAAACCAACAACTAACAAAGGAGATAGAATGGCAAGAGGAAATGGCAGGACAATTAATGTCAAGATACCTACACAAAAGGTAATCAAAGCATTAGAAAATAGACTCGAAGTAATCAAGGCTGAGTACAAAATGCAA